TGAAGATTTCAACGAAACCAGCATTCCTGTCACTTTGTCGACCCAGTTCCACGTTGACACCCAGTTCACCACGCAAGATTTGGCACTCTCGCTCGATATGTTCAGCGACCGCGTTCTGAAGCCTGCTGTGGCGGCTATTGCCAACAAGATCGACTTCGACGGCCTGACCATGGCAAAGAACAGCACTGCTAACATCGTTGGCACCGCTGGCACGCCACCGACCGGCCTGATTACTTACCTGACCGCGCAGGCTTATCTGGATTCAGAAGGCGCACCGCGTGATGGCCGTCGTTCTTGCATCATCGAACCATTCACTTCGGCGACTATCGTTGACAGCCTGAAAGGTCTGTTCAACCCGCAGTCGGCTGTAAGCGATCAGTACCAAAAGGGTCTGATGGGTCGTGATTCGGGCGGCATGAACTGGAAGATGGACCAGAACGTTGTTGCTCAGACTTTTGGCGCGTGGACTACGACTGCTGGCACGCTGACGGCTAACACTCAGTCAATCGGTATTTCGACCGGCTGGGCATCGTCATCGACCATCACCCTGACCCACTCGACCGGCCTGACCCTGCGTCAAGGCGACGTGATTCAGATCGCTAACGTGTTTGCGGTCAACCCACAGAACCGTCAGGCGTATGGTTCGAACAAGGCGCGTAACTTCGTGGTTCAATCCACCGTTACAGGTTCGGGTTCTTCGACAATCTCGGTTACTGTTGTCCCAGCCATCATTACTGGCGGCCAGTTCCAGAACGTCACAATTCCGACCACTTCGGCTACCGCGACCGTAACCCCGTTCTCGATTGGCACTTCGGCTACCGGCACCGTATCGCCGCAGAACATCATCATGCACCGCAATGCGTTCACGCTGGCGACTGCTGATCTTGAGCTGCCTGACGGTGTGCATTTCGCTGGCCGTGCGTCGGATAAAGAGCTTGGTCTGTCGATGCGTGTTGTTCGTCAGTACACGATCAACAACGACTCGATCCCGACCCGTCTTGATGTCCTGTATGGCTGGGCACCGCTGTATCAAGAACTGGCCTGCCGTGTCGCAGCCTAATTAACATTGAAAGGAAACTGACATGAGCAATCCAGGACCAGCAAGTACCCAAACCAACCACCCATCGAACCTAGCCACTAACCAGGCTTACCGCCTGCTGGCTAGCGCACAGGGTGTCAACCTCAACTCTGTCGCTGATACCGTTGCTGCTATCGTAAACAGCTCGTCGTACAGCGTTCAGGACATTATCGTGGCGAACGCCAGCATCAACCTGACTACTGCACAGCTTGCTGTTTATAGCGGTCCAGGCGCAACTGGTGTTGCAGTCAAAACTGCTTACGCACTGACCGGCAACTCGGCCAGCGACAAAGTAGTTGTGACCGCTGCAAGTGACACTGACTCGCTTACCGGCGACAATCTGTACATTCGTTGCACGACTGCACAAGGCGCTGCTGCTACCGCTGATGTGTTCATTTATGGTTTCGACCTGTCGTTCCTTCCTTAACCGGAATGGAATAATGAACTGAGAAAGCCGCCCCGCATGGGGTGGCTTTTTCGTTTTATAGGTTTATAATTTTTTTTAACGGGATTGCCCGTTTAGGAGTTAAAAATGTCCACAGTCAATGCTTTCACACCGAAGGGGCAATCGCATTTAGTCACAACGACCAGCGTACAAATCCCGACCCAAGATAATGTCAGCGCGGTTTCTTATCGCATTGTTAATGTAACGGGCGGCACCGTTACGCTGGGCTGGGCTCCAGCAAATCCTTTGGGTGTAGCTATAACAGTTGCAGCGCCGTCGATTCCCACGGCTGGATCGCCAACCAATACGCTGTCTTTTCTTTCTGGCGCGATTGAAGTTGTCAGCTTGCCGCCGAATGTCTGGTTGCGTTCTGATACGGCGACATCTTTGATTGTGACGCCTGGCGAAGGTATTTAATAAGGAATCATCATGGCAGTTAATCTTTCACCCGTTGGTGGCGTAGCTGGCCAGTTTTTTGACAATAACGGCAACCCGCTTGCTGGCGGCAAGATTTTTACTTATGCCGCTGGTACGACCACCAACCAGGCTACTTACACTAGTGCGTCAGGTGCAATCGCGCATTCCAACCCTATTATTTTGGATGGCGCGGGTCGTGTGCCAAGCGGTGAAATTTGGCTGACTGATGGGCTGGAATACAAGTTTGTTATTAAAGATAGCGTCGATGCCTTAATTGGCACTTTCGACAACATCATTGGCATCAATTCCAATTTTGTTAATTTTACCAACGAGCAAGAGATTCAGACCGCTACTGCTGGGCAGACTGTATTTAACTTGACCACAATGCAGTACCAGGTAGGCACCAACAGCTTGTCGGTGTTTGTGGACGGCGTTAATCAATACGGCCCAGGCGCTTTATATGCGTATGTGGAGACTGACAGTGATACGGTCACGTTTACTGCTGGTTTGCACGTTGGCGCCGAAGTTAAATTCACAACGTCCAACCTTAATTCATCGGCTGGCGGGGACGCGTTTCAGGTTAGCTATACACCCCCGTTTACAAATTCGGTTACTACCAACGTAGGTGACAAACTAGCGCAAACCGTTAGCGTCAAAGATTTTGGCGCTGTGGGCGATGGTGTAACAGATGACACCGCCGCGTTTATTGACGCTATTGCAAGTGGGGCAATGCGTATTTATGTTCCGTATACAGGAAACGAATACGTTATAACTAATACTGTTTCAGTGCCAAGAGGCATAATTATTTACGGAGATACGTTAGATCAACCGTGTATTCTTTGTAAAACGGCTGTTGGCGGCGACATTGTTTTCTTTTCGCTGACGGGAAATACGCAACTTGAAAATTTGCGTATTTACGGCGATTCAGCTTCTTCTGGAACGTTAGTATCTTTGACTGGCGGTACTTATACGTTTACCGGAAATATTCGGCTTCGCAATGTTCGCTTATATTTGGCAAAAGTCGGGTTATTTGTAAACAGTATTTTTAACGCAAGAATTGACGGTTGCGAATTTAGAGGTTGTACTAAGGGAATAGATGCCTCTCCTCTAACAGATGGCGGCGACAACGGGTACATTAACACGTTAAGTTTGTTTCAATGCTATTGGATTGGAAACACCGATTATGATGTTTATGCTAATCCTGCAATTAGAATTTCAGTTTTGTCTTTTGCAGATTGTACGTTTGATCCAGGCCCAACAGTAGCAAAAGTTTATCTTTCTAATGCAAACCCTTGCAAATTTCAAAATTGTTATTTTGAAGGCGGTAGCACAGTGCCCGCTATTAAAGGTCGTTTATCAACGATTACTGTAGAAACATCGTATTTTACCGGCACAAAAGGTGTCGAATACGATAACACACAAGCTAACTTGGTCATGCGTCAGTGCCGCACTACCAGCACTGACATCGTAAATGCAGGTTTTGCTTTACATATCGTTCGCATTACAGATATGACCTTACCTGCGTCTGGAAATGTGTTTCCAGACGCAAGCGTTCGTTATTTTGATAACGCCACAATTAACGGCACTGCATATAACCTACGGCGCAATGCTACCGCTTATACGCCCGTTTTATCAGGCACTAGCACTGCGGGAACGCCTACTTATACAGTGCAAACAGGGCGATACAACGTTATCGGCAATATGTGTTTTGTTTCAGGGCGCATTTCTATAACTGCATTGGGAAGTCCTACTGGAAATATGCAAATTAGTTTGCCGTTACCTGCTGTAAATATAGCAAATAATTTTGCAACGTGCGTATTGGATTGCACGGGCGTTTCATTAAGCGGTAGCAACACCTATTTTTACGCCCGTACCGCACCTAATTCCGATCAAATGGGGCTATACCAAGGGGGAGTTACTTCTACTCAATTAGTGGCGGGAAATTTTGCCGCAACAGCTACCGTAATTTGGTCTATTGCGTATGAAATTGCGCTGTAAGGAATAAAAATGGCTACTAGATATTGGGTTGGTGGAAATGGAACATGGAACTCAACAAACACTACTAATTGGTCAACCACAAGCGGAGGAGCTGGCGGTGCATCAGCACCAGTGGCCGCAGATACAGTAATTTTTGACGCTAATTCTGGAACTGGAACTTGTACCACCGAAGCAACAGCGACAGCAACAACCGCAACTTTAAATAGCGCAAATTTGGTACTTAGTTTAGGTACTAATTTAACACTTAGCGGCGCTTTTACTTTAACTTCTGGCGTTTTAAGTTTGACGGGCAATAGTGGAAATTGGAATTTAACTTGCCTTTCATTTGCTTCTAGTGGCGTTGGAACACGATCCATTGATTTCGGAACTGGAACTATTACTCTTACGGGTAATAATGCAACTATTTGGAATACATCTACATCTAGCGGGTTTACTTACATTGGCACACCTAAAATTATTTCAAATTATTCGGGTGCAGTAGGGACAAGAACAATAGTTGCTGGAACAAGCTCTGGCGGAACAGAAACTAACACTCCAAGTTTTTATATTACTGCTGGTACTGATATTGTAAGTATTACTCACGCTTTAACTATTGATTTAACAGGTTTTGCAGGTACTTTTTTAAATATTGCAAGAAATTTGTATGGTGATTTAGTTATTCCTTCAGGCGTAACTGTTTCTGCTGGAACAAATCAAACTATATTTAGAAGTTCTGCAACAACTCAAAATATTGATGTAAATACTTCCCTTACGTTAGATTTTCCAATTCGTTTTGGTGTATCGGGTACAGCAACATATAGATTGCTTAAAAATTTAACTTTAGGTTCTAGCAGAACCGCTGAACTATTTATAGGCAATTTAGATTTAAACAACAGCACGTTGAGCACAGGATTGTTTGCCAGCAACAACAGCAATACAAGGTCAATTACATTTGGCACTGGCAATATTACGGTTACCGGAAATGGTGGAACAGTGCTTCAAGTAAGTACAGCCACGGGGCTTACTTATACAGGAACGCCAACAATAAATTTTACGTATTCTGGTTCGACTGGTACACGCAATCTTCGTTTTGGAAATGGTGGTGGATTTACAGAAACAAATTCGCCTAGCATTAACATTACGGCTGGAACAGATATTGTAAGTTTTGAGGGCGGCGCCAAAAACTTTATCTTTAGTGGATTTGCAGGAACGTTTTCTAATAATCCCCGCACTATATACGGTAACTTTACACTGACTTCTGGTATTACATTAACTGCGGGGACTTCAGTAACGACTTTTGCGGGTACTTCAGGGACGCAGCAACTTACGATTGCTGGTTTAACCTTAGATTTTCCGCTTACTTTTAACGGTATTGGCGGCACGTTTGCTTTCCAGGATGCGTTAACGCAAGGTTCAACAAGAGCATTTACGATTAC